TGAACAACCAGTACAAGCTCAACCAGAAGGTTCGTGAGGCTGCTGATCGTCTGGCCGCAGAAGCTAAAGAGAACGGCATGCCGATGAGCAAGCTCGAGTCCATCGAGGAAGCCATTGCTGATCAGGCAACCGAAGGTAATGCAAGTGCATTCCGTGAGTTGATGGGCCGTCTGGTGCGGTGGCTGAAGAAGCACGGCATGAACAACGTGGCAAGCTGGCTGGATTCGACTGGATCCTCCGAGCTGGCATTCGTTCTGTCGCAAGCTCGCAAGGTGGCAATGTCCAAGCAGGGCATCTCCCCGCTCGATGGCGCCCCTTCCGATGTGATGTACAACCGCTCGAAGAAGATGCCTGTTGAGGGCTACGCTATTCGTGACGGTAAAGTCACCGGCTACACCCGCATCAACCCTGTCAATGGATACTGGACCGTCTTCACCCTGAACAAGGGCGCTGAATCTCTAGCCTCAGGCGACTACACGGTTCACACCGTTGAAGAGCTGGTGGACGCACACGATCTGCTGAAGAAGGTAGGTCAGGTGACGATGGCTCGTGATCGTTCGACGCGCCAAGAGGTTGATCCGAAGAACGTGGCGGAGATCCCGAACTTCAACGACGTTAGTGGGTGGGCTCGCTTCAAGCGCAACATGCTGATCCAAGGTCAGAACATGTTCCTGCCGATCTTCGAGGTGGCAAAGTTCCTCGAGGGCAAGGGCATCAAGAATTCTGTCATTGACGACCTGATCAAGTACGAGTCCCGCACCAAGTGGTTCATCGACAACTACGAGAAAGCCTATGCCAGACCGATCACCCGCTTGATGGAAGCGGCTGGCAAGAAGGGCGCAACGCTGGAAGACATCGACCTGTACCTGATGGCGCGTCACGCCGAGGAGCGTAACCGTGTCATCAAGGCGATCAATCCGAAGAACTCGCGTGGCTCCGGTCTGGATACCAAAGAAGCACAGAAGATCCTGAGCGGTGACAACGACGGCAAGTGGGCAGACTTCCGCTCCGAGCTGGATGAGATCGGCAAGTTGATGGATGAGATGAGTAAAGCAAAGCTTAACTACATGCTCGACACCGGCCTGATCAACAAGTACCAGTACGAGTCCCTCTCCCGCTACAAGCACTACGTGAACCTCTCCGGCAATCAGGAGTTGGATCTCGACAAGTACGACATGAGCCAGTTGGGTGGACGCTCTTTCAATGTGCGTGGCTCCGACATCATTCGTGCTACTGGTCGTGGCACGGTCGCCGTGGACGTACTGCAGAACACGATGAACTCGTACCTGTCTACGATCATCCGTGGTCAGAAGAACCGTCCGCTGCAGGCGATTCTCCAGATGTTCGAACAGAACCCCGACCAGAGCTACGTCAAGGTTGAGAACGTCAATCGTCGCAAGCAGATCAACATCGATCGCCTGAGCTTCGACAAGAAAGTCCTGTCTGCGATTGGCGATGCTCCGACCAATGACTCGGGCCGCGAATACCTTGTTGGTCTCCAGCGTCAGATGAAAGACGGCACACTGGACAGCGATGAAGCTATGGCTGATCTGGTTCGTCGTATCAACGAAGCTGAAGCTCGCCGCGACATCTCTCCTGACGAAGCAGCTCGTGCAGTTCGCAACGTCAACGAGCAGGTTGTGATGTCGGCAAGACTCAGCCCTGATGGGTACGTCACGACTGTGGAAGCCCCGGGCGACAAGGATCGTCAGGTGGTGGTCAAGGTCAACGGCAAGCCGATCACGATGGAGTTCAATGGAAAATCTATGGACTTCTTCGATGCCATCACTGGCATGAATGTCACTCAGAACGGTCCGTTCATCGAAGCGGTGGCTGTCTGGAACCGACTGTTCAGCCAGATGGTCACGACGATGAACCCGGCTTGGGTACCGGTCAACATGATCCGAGACATTCAGACTGCCTTCGCCAACGCTGCGGCTGACCCTGATGTTGGTGCTGAGCTGGCTGGCAAGATGTTCATGGAGTGGAAGCGTACCCACCGTATTGCCTTCCGTCATCTAGTGGCGGAGCAAGCTGACGCGAAGCAGGGATGGTGGGGCAACCGCATGAAAGCCGCTGCTCAGAAGAACCCGCTGTCGGATGCAGAGAAGAAGTGGATCAACGAGTTCTTCGAGGACGGTGCTGCCACCTACTTCATTGATAGGAACGGTCTGGAGCAGACGATCGACAAGCTGAACCGTCACCTGAACCCGATGACGATCGGCAAGATCCGAGGCGTCAAGGATGCGGGTGTCTGGACGACAGGCAAGTTCGAGGCGATTGCTGACCTCATGGATCTACTTGGCACACCGGCTGAAATCGCCCCGCGTCTAGCTGCATACAAGGTGCTGCGTGAAGCTGGCCGCTCGAGGGAAGAGGCTGCTCGCTACGCCAAGGAGCTGACGGTCAACTTCAACATGAAGGGCGCCTACAAGCCGCTGCGAGCCCTGTATGTGTTTGCCAACCCGGCAATTCAAGGCACGATGCGTATGTTCAAGGATGCCAAGGAAGGCAACTACAAGCGCTTCGCCGCCGTGTCTGCTGGCTGGATCACGATGGGGATGATCAGCAGCATGATTGCCGACGCCTTCGGAGATGACGACGAGGAAGAACGCAAGGACGGTCTACGCGCCATCGACAAGGTGCCTGACTACAAGCGAGCAACCTCGGTCACTTTCCTGCCTGACACCTACTTCGGTTCTATCCCTGTGGCCTATGGCTGGAACGTGTTCTCCACATTGGGGCAATACGCCTACGACACGGCTATGGGATACCGCAGCGCAGAGAGTTCAGCTGGCAAGGTTGTCAAGGCTGCATTCGATTCGTTTGCGCCGATTGGTTCCGGTGTGGAATCGAAGACCTTCTTGGGTCAAGCTGGTAAGACCCTGCTGCCTAGCCCTCTGGTTCCGTTGCTCGAGCTGGGCCTGAACGAGAACCGCTTTGGCGCTCCGATTGCCAAGGGTGATAGCAACTTCTCAGCCATCGAGGAGTCGGACGCCTACAAGCACTTCGATAGTGTGAACCCGATCTCGAAGAGCCTGATGCACTTCTTGGCTGAGGCTACCTCTGGCGGGAAGAATCCGAGGTACAACGAGTCGTTGATCGATGTCAATCCCGCAACCGTGGATTACCTGATCAACAGCTACCTGCCGGGTCTGATCTCTTCCATGTATCAGGGAACGGGTAAGGCTCTAAACGCTGCAGCTGGCCGAGACACTAAGGATCAAGACCTCCCTGTGCTGGGCAGGTTCAAGGCTAAGGTGGATGACGCCACCTTTGACAGCGGTGCTTACCGTCGCGTGAAGGAAGATGTTGATACGCTGTACAAGGAGTACATGTCAGGCCGAACCAGCACGGAGCGCAAGCAGGAGATCCTCAAAGATCACCCGGGTCTTGGTGGTCTGAAGGCTATGTTCGATGGGATGGAGCAGCAGATGAAGGGGATGAGCCGGATCATCGAGGCCAACTCCGACAATCCGCGCTACTCCGAAGAAGAGATCATCGAGATGCGCAACAAGTACGACAAGATGAAGGAGGAGTACCGCAACCGGGCTGTGACTCAAGCCCTGCGTCGCGGTTTCCGAGATGCGGTCATTGACGATCGCTAAGCATTGCCTTCAGTCGTGAGAGGATCTCGAGCAGGGGCTTAGCCGGAACACGGGCGGTCCCTGCAATCGGCATCCCATCTTCAGCCGCGACATCTGCCTGATTCAGCATCTCATCGGCTTTGATGTCCTTCATTGCCTTCTTCAAAGCGTCGAAGTGTAGGCGCGGAGTGGCCGACATCGCCTGTTCGATACGGGTGTAGTAAGCCACCATCGCCATCAGATCGATGTACTCCCTGCGAAGAGCTTGAATATCCAACTGCATGACGCCCTCTTGAGCTACTCTGCGCTCACCCTCCGCATACTCCCTAGCTTCTGCGTAGATCTTATCTAACGCTCCCATCTCTACCCTTTCCTTTCTCTCGTACTCTTCAAACAGTTTATCCCTCAGCTCGTCCCTTTGCCGCTTGATGCAGGCAGGCTTGTCGCAGTAGTAGCTACAGCTGTGAATGTTCATTAGGGATCCTCTGACATCCAGCGCCACGCCACGACGCAACACACTGCAACTCCCATCGTAAAGCCGAAGATAAAGCCGATAATCACGGCAAGTACCTCCACGCCAAAACGGTCAAGCCAGCTGCAGCCGAAGCTACCCCGCACAAGATCACAGCCCCAGCGAAGTAGTCCCACTTGTTGTGCCTGAGCGGTCTAGGATCACCCAGTAGGTTAGCGGCTAGAACACCAAGGAAGAACAAAACTATTCCGGCTGCAATCATGCCGCCTCCTTGATGAACACTCCATCTTTGGTTAGATAACCTTTGCGATCCTTGATTTCATCATAAGCAAGCTGAAGACATTCAGTAATGCTAATATCTAAAATCGCACAGACGTTGATGAGGCAGACCACAACATCCCCCACGCCATCCTTGATGAGCGCCATGTCCTTCTTGTTGATTCCGGACGCCAGCTCACCCATCTCTTCGAAGGCTTTCAGCAGCTGCGTCTTAGCATCGCTGTTCTGGATGATGCCCCGATCCTCAGACCAGCGGACGACGCTCAGTTCGAGTTCGTTGTAGCTCATTGTTCAAACCCCCTCTTCGAGTAGTACGCTTCCACTTTATCGTATGCATCCAGATCATCCTTGAGCCCCAAAGCTGCACCTAAAGTTTTCGGGAGGTCTTGGATCTGTGGTAATGGCTTGTCCGTTACAGGCGGCGCCAAGTCGGTACCCAGTAGGCGGTTCAGATACCACTGCGCTTTTGCCAGTGATTGCACCCCACCCTTGTGCCGCTCTCGCCATGTGTACTTGATTATGTTGCCCTTCAAGAACCCCTTCAGCTCTTCCGGCGTCAAGGCTGCTTCGATCGCCTCGATGCATTCAATCCTGCCCGAGGCGTAGTGTGCCGGGCGATTCACCTCGTCGTACTCACGTGCCATGTGTAGACCTCCGCTGTGCTAAATCTGTGCTGTTTACTGTGCTATTCGCATGCTTTCTACTGCTCGCTAAGTTGCGTGTCCCCAGCGTAACATGTTGAAAGATAACGACTTTTGTGTAGCACTAACTACCATTACGTTCGATTCGTAATTAGTAGACCACCTTTACGAATCAAAGACTTACAAGCTGCTGTGCTAAAACTGTGCTAATCGTGCCGCCGCTGTAGCTCAGCTGGTAGAGCAGGCGCTTCGTAAGCGTCAGGTCGTCCGTTCGAGTCGGACCAGCGGCACCATCAACCAACCGCTTTTAGGCGCTTGTCAACCGCGAACACACTGTCAATTGCGACGGCGTGTTTCGACAAGTGATCAACACTCAGGTGAGCATACCGCTCCACCATACGAGCATCTTTCCACCCACCCAACTCTTTCAGGTCGGCCATCGGAACACCACTCTCGCGCAACAGAGACGCCCACGTGTGACGCATGTCGTGCCAGCGTAAATTTTCCAAGCCAGCCTTTTGAAGCGCTTGCCCCCAGACCTTCGATGAGATCTCGTTGAGAGGCTTCCCGCCGTTCAGGGGAAACACCCACTCGGATCCGTTGTCCTTGTGGCTCAGGATGATGTCCACCGCCATCTGGTTCAACGGAATTACAAGCGTCTCACCGTTCTTCATCTGCACTCCGTCCACCCGCAACAAGCGGTGACCGAAGTCGATCTGATCCCAACGCATCCTCAGCACATTCCTGCGCCGAAGACCTGTAGCAACTGCCATGTACAGCAGATCGGCGTACCCCTCAGGTAGCGACTTCGCCAGCCTGACTACTTCCTCAGGTTGGAGCCGACGCATCCGTTCGGTTTGACCGGGGATGAAGCGGAACATCGGTGCTTCACCATCGATCCAACGGTACTCCTTGTACGCCGCACGTATAACGGCCCGCAGTAAAGCAATCTTGCGATTGACATCTGCTGCGCTACGCTTACCACCACCTCGAAGTTTTGGTCTGCTGAACTCTGCGGTACGGATCTCGCGCACAACATCAGGTGTGATCTGATCGATGTACACGACATTCCGCTTAGCAAACTCACCATCCCACCAGACCTTGTGATCCTCGTAGGATCCAATACTTCTAAGGTGCTGGCGATCTTCGAGGTACCGCCCTACCGCTTCTTTCCAAGTCCTGCGAGGTTTCTCGTTCAATCGTTCTTGCTTGAACGACTTGGCATACTCATCAGCCAAGTAAATTTTGGCTAGCTTCTCGTTGCTAGTGCGGGAAGAAACTCTTACCTGCTTACCATCAACGCTCCACCGACCCCACCAAATGCTCCCACGCTGGAAGTACTTCATAACCGCCTCCAAGCCGGGGACACGCCTGCACATTGTATAAGCACAGAGATATACTTGACAAGTACTAATATCACTTTGCTTGCTTATGGAACTTAGGCCAGCCCACCTTACCCATCAGCAGGGCTTCAACGTAGTTGGCCGACTCACGCGCAGTGTCGTCTCCCAATTCCTTTCTCCATTTCTGATACAGCTCTTTCCTAGCCTTCTTGTTGGTGCGTAGCTTCGATGCCTCCTCGATGCGGGCGATGAAGCGTTGCTGGCATTCGGCTAGTTGCTGCGCCCACAAGATCTCCTGAGGGTCTTCGAATTCTTCGAATAAGTCACTTGCCATCGTCGGAGAGGCGTTGTTTGAGTTGCATCAGATCGTTGCTCAACTCTTCGATCTGAGAGCGAAGTACCTTGATCTGCAGATCCCGATCGTTGAGCTTGTCGAGCAAGCTGGCGGCGGTGCGGATCAGGGTGGCCTCGGTGATGTCACGGCTCTGCGCATCAAGCATTGCTTGCACGGTAGCGTCCATCCGGTTTGCTAGTTCTTGCATGTCCATTCGTTCTTCTCCTTCAGCTTGGCCTCAACCATTTCCGCAAACTCGCTGGGCTTTTTGGTTACGTTCCATAACGCCTTGCGTTCAGCAGTCGTCAGCCCTTGCCATTCGCGCTGTGGTGGGGCGGTGTAAAGCGGAATTGCATCTTTGTATGAGTAAGACTGAGTGGATACGCAGTCACGGCTTGTTGGGTGCATCCACGCCACCGGCTCCTGCTCTGGCTGCGACAACCCTCCCGGCCTGTATGCCGTATCGTCGGCAGTCCATTCCTCGCTCATGTGAAGTCTCCAATCCCCAGCTCTCTTGCTATGTCCTGAATCTCGTACTCGACTGACCCGACTTCGTAGTCATCGTCATCCAGTCGCCTGACTCGTTTCTCCTTGACAACCTTCGCTGGCTTCACCTGCTTGGGGGCCGCAACCTTCTTCGGTTTTGGTGGCGCCTTAGGTTTGGGCTGTCTCTCATCTAGTGGACGAGCAGTGTCTAGCACCTCAATGGTTGCGTATCGGTAGCCGCAACCCCGGCACTTGCGCTTGCGACGAAACTCCCCCTCAATGGATAAACGAGAGTCATAAACGTCGGTCTTGGCCTCACACTTTGGACAGTTCTGCATCTCACTGAACAGTTGCCCTTAGCTCTGCTTCGGGCGCTTTTCGGTAGGCTTCCATTGCCATCTGAGAGACAATCAGCATTGCGCCCTCAGCTTGATCTTCAGAGACGCCGGATAGATGTAGTGTCAACCCACCCATCAATCCAATTGCCCTCAACCAAACATCACTAGTGATCTCTGGTTTTGCCACGCTCATCGCTATCCACTCGCTGATGATTCCCTCAACCAGATGTTGATTCTCAAGCCGTTGACCCATGCAGCTCCCCCTTGTATTGAGTTCTTAAATAGGTGTCGATGTCCTCTTTTTTGAAACGATATGCTCTCCCGATTTTTGCAGCTGGGAGTGCCCCGTTTTTTGCCAATCTACGCACGGTAAACGTGGAGAGGCCGACATAGTCAGCGGCTTCTTCAACATCCATTAGTTTTTGAAATTCCACTCAACCTCCTCGCCAAACTTAATTAGAAACTTATTGCTGAACTCCACCTTGCGAGCTTCGTGCAGCTGCTCTTTCGTCATCCCTACATATGACTCAACTGCAGGCAAGTCATACATACATCTGTAGGACCCCCGCCCCGTTTCTTCAACTACCCTCACAACTTTCCCAGAGGGTAGGAGCAGAGATTTCCCTGCTAGACTGGTACTGTTCGCAGAACTCGGATACCTCGCAGTACTCTTCGCATCGTCTGTAGCCTCCGCGTCTCTCTTCAATAACTGTGCTGTCAGTGAGTGCGGATTCAGCATCTTCCTTCCTTTCGAATATCTTGATTGCTCGCTTGCCTCCCGGCTTCATCAGTGCGTAAGTGGTACCCGCATACCACCGCTCCTCATCAGTACAGACAATATGTGTGCCACCTGCTTCTGCTTCCTGATGTAAGCTAATACGATCTCTAATGTACTGATATGTCTCGTCAAGCGGCCACACCGGAATATCAATGGTGGCTACCGGTTTTTGTGGATAGTCTTGCTTACGCTTTGCATCAGACTTGCGCCAATCCCTAAGGATTGCAATGATCCTAAGGCGCTCCACCTTGTAACCGTTCTGGATTGCCAACCAACGCAGCACATTGAGTTGGCGCTCCCACTCCTTCATGTCAGACATCATCACCTTGTACACACTCGTGCACTTGTAGTCGTCTAATGTCTCGTTACGCAAATCCATGCGATCGAACTGACCGGACAAAGACCAACCCTCTACGTCAGAGTACAGACGCTCTCTTGAGCAGGACGCGACGGTGCGCCGAGTCAATCAGCTTGGTGACGGAGATGTCGCCGCCGCCCGTGTAAGGATCATTCCTTACCGCATCGACCAGCGCCTGAGGTAGATCGTGGATGTTGGTGAGATTCATACCAGTCCTGCTTGATGACGACGCTCTGCCAAGAGGTATCCCTCCAGCGGCCACAGCTGATTGACCGCATCTTCGAAGGCATACTTCTCACCGATGGCGTGGCTGTATTTATTGGGATCAACGCATGCGCTCTTGCCCCACACGGTGTAGCCGTTGACCATCTCCAGCTGGCAGAAGGTAGTGGTGGTGCCCGGCATAAGGGTGTACGTGGCCTTCTTCACTCGCGCCAGCATGTCGCTCATGTACACCTTGCTGGGCATCTTCTCTTCTTGTTTGTCCACACAATCTCCTAGATAGGTACAGGTACGCAGTCCGCCCCCGCTGCGGGTTGGCTCGGCCCATTACGGCCCAAGGTGCTGCGCTCACCACCAACACGACTGAGGACTTAGTTACGGTTGCGATCCGTACAGAGCGCCGGGATGAAGGACAGATAACGTGTTGCTGCAGCAAGTGACGTTAGAGCTTTCCACTGACCGACCTCATCCTGCCCAAATCCTCATGCGTGTTGGCCCTGATGATCAGTCAGGAACACGGCGCGTCTTTCCGCGCTGCCTCTTGGTTTCGCCGCCGATCTCCCAAGTTGAGATCTGGTGATGCCCCGTTTTCCCACACGGCCCGGTATGATGGTCGTCACCAACACGACTGAGGACTGGCGCAAAGCATCAACCAGCGAACCGATCTTTATCTTCGCTTGTAACCAATCCTCATGCGTGTTGATGCTGTCTCTCCAGCTGTCACGCCGATGCAGATTGCCCTGACGTTATGGGTTCAAAACCCCGGTTGCCCGAGGGAAAGGAGTCTTTCCCCGCCTCTGTAATACGCCTCGGGTCGGCGGGAGCATCTGCAATACCTATGACCCCCGAGGCCAGCGATCTCACCAGTCAACCAAACTGTTATTGCTTGGCTCAAAGGGTGGGTCGTCGTTGCGCTTTGATGTGCGTGGCTGATCACCGTTGCCGGTGTCCTCATCGAGTGAGCCGCGCAGGTACTTCGTGCCAGCCTTGGATGTTGCTTCCCACAGACCGCCGCGCCACTTGGTTCCGTCCGCCATCTCTATGACGACGTTGAACTGCGGAGCCTTCGCGTTCTGGCTTGGCTTTGCTTTGAATACTGAGATGTTGTTGTATTGCTTCATTCCTTCTCCTCACATGGTTTCGTAGGCTTCACGCGCCCACATCTTTGCGGTTTGTAAATTGGTGATTGCTACTGCGAACATCCTTGCGAACTCCTCGCCGTTGTATTCGAGGGCGTTCTTGCGAGCTTCCTTCATCTCTTCAATCAGCGAGTCAAAAGCATCGAGCACGAACACCTCGGCTTCCGTCAACTCATCCCCGATATGGATCGGTGCATCTAAGAGCGATTCCGGGATCACGCCTCCTCCTTCTGCTTGATGCGCTTTTGCAGGTTGGAAGTGATCTCAGCCATCTTGCTCATCGGGATCTGCTCAAGGCCGGTCACCTTGTAGATCTCGTGCAGCTTCTCCTCAGTCACGTCAGTCTCAACCAGCAGCTTGCGAATGATGTCGATGTCGCTAGGAGCCAGCGTCTTGCCGGGTGACTTGCCGACCTCATGGGTGTGGCGGTCAGGATCCTCATCAATCGGGATGGCGAAGAGCTGGAACGCCATGTACTTGTAGGAGATCGACAGCGCTTTGTTGGTTGCCTTGTCGCCGGAGTCCATCGCTTCGCCCGGCACTGAGCACACGACGCTGCTGCCATCGACGGCAGACCACACGGTGAAGTCCACTTGAACGGTCACATAGAAGAGGGGATTGCCTCGACTATTAACACGCTCATAAACTTCACGACTCCTGATATTCGGGACAATGACAAGACCGGCCTCGACGAGATGCTGAGCCATGCGGTTCATCACATCGTCGATGCCACGGAACTTAAAGCCTTGGGATTCGTTCTTGTGGGACTTGGCGATGCCCTTATCAGCAAACGCCTGCATCACTTGCTTGATGCCTACTAGGACATGGGGACTCTTTTGCCCATCCATACACCCTCCATCATTGTTGTTTGTGGGTGCAAGTATAGAGCAAATATAAGCCAGGTCAATACCCTATCAACAAAAAAATATATCAACCTTTCGCAGTTGTAGAGAAGGCACTTACTACCCTACCAATAATACGCAGTAGTCGAAATGCATCTAAGTCAATCTCTTGATTCTTCCCGCGCCCAGAGCTGATGGTTATCTTGTTGTCAACTGTCACGCGCCTAGCGACTATGGAGTCGTCTTGTTGGAATAGGTACACCCCAGCTTCCGGCTTTCGTTGAGAGCTGTCGTCTACCAAAAACACGGTTCCAATAGGGAACTCCTTAAAGCTGTCGTCTGTTAGGCGCACGGTCTTTAAGTTCTCTGGTTGTACCCCTAGGCTGGCGCAGAAGTCCTTGGAGAAGGCGAACCAGTCAACTGTAAGGTCTGTACTCACCCCGCCCAAAGAGCCGGTCTTGGGAGCGACATAACGATCCAGAGCCGGGGCTATGGGCTTTTCCACAAGATGCGCGAACCTTGGGGAGATGTCGCCAACGGTAACCCTCAGGAGCTTTGCAAACTTAGCAACTGCCTGAAAGTTAAGCCCGACTTTCCCATTTAGAAATTGTGACACCGCGCCTTGACTGTTGTAGCCAAGCTCCTTTGCAGCCTTCACTTGGGATAGGTGCAGCTCGTCCTTCTTGTCTTTCCAAAGCTGCCTCAGCCGCTGCGCGTCCTCGTTCTCTTCCGTGCTCAAGCTTCGGTTTGGCATACCACCCCCTAAGAATTGCCTCTGATTTCAGTATCGACAGTATCACCCCTGCTGTCAAGGTATCGTTACTACCATAGTATTGCTATTGACATCTAATATCAGCCCCGCTTATACTCCATCACATCAGCAATGATTGCGTGGTTATGGTCGGGGTAAACCAACGGCAGCGTAACCATCAAGAGTTCCTACTGTGGGGAAGTGCGGGAAGAGGAACAGGGGCGGCGAAGATAGAACCCCTTGCACGAAAGTCTGTCGGGTGCATGTCTGGCTCCGTGGAGGAAACATGTTGAAGGCGTACCTAAGGATGGGCTTGGTACGTCTTCACCATAGAGGAAGGGTTACTTAAGCATAGTTACATAGAGTGATACCGGAAGAAAAAAACAAACCGGTTGAAGAATAAAAAGAAGGGTGAGTTATGAAGTCGTGGAGTGATCTAGGTATTGATGTCAGGGGCAAGTCCTCCGGCGAGATCAAGACCGTTTGTCCGCAGTGTTCCCACACAAGAAAGAAGCGATCGTACCCGTGTCTGAATGTCAACATCGACAAGGGTATGTACAACTGCTGGCACTGTGGCTGGTCAGGATCAATAGGGAAAGGGAACTACATGAAGCCCTACGCTTCGGGCACGAAGAACTACCGTAAGCCAGAGTTCAAGGCGCAGCTCCTCACGGAGAGTGGCATGAACTACTTGGCGGAGCGAGGCATCACGCCTGAGGTAGCCGCTCGCAATCAGATCTCGATGATGAAGAAGTACATGCCTCAGCGTGAAGAGGAGGTTATGTGCATCGCCTTTCCGTTCATCAAGCACGGAGAGATCGTCAACGTGAAATACCGAGACAAGAACAAGTACTTCACCCAAGAGGGTGGCGCAGAGAAGACATGGTACAAGTATGACGACATCGATCCGAAGTGCACGATCATTACAGAGGGAGAGTTTGATGCTTTGGCATTGGAAGTTGCTGGCTTCCGCCATTCAATCTCTGTACCCGACGGCGCACCGACTGGCAATGCAACGAACTTTGAGAAGAAGTTCTCGTACCTCGATGTCGAAGATCCGAGTATCGAGTCGGTCGAGAAATTTATCCTCGCTGTTGACAACGATGTACCGGGGCGGAAGCTGGAAGAGGAACTTGCGCGTCGCCTTGGTAAAGAACGGTGCTACCGGGTTCAGTGGCCGGAGGATTGCAAGGACGCCAACGATGTCCTCGTCAAGCTTGGCAAGGAGGTTCTCTCCGACTGCATCAGAAACGCTATACCTTTTCCTGTAGATGGCATCTTCGAGCTGGATGCTTTCGGCAATGACCTTGATCAGATCTACACCGAGGGTTTACCTCCGGGCTTGACTACCGGCTGGGCGAACGTCGATGACTTCTATCGTCCGATGGAAGGGCAGTGGACTCTAGTGACCGGTGTCCCCGGCATGGGCAAGTCCGAGTGGCTCGACGCGCTGGCAATGAACATGACTCGCATGCACCACTGGGTCATCGGCGTGTGCTCCCCCGAGAATCAACCTATCACCTACCACGCTGCCAAGCTGATGGAGAAGTACGCTGGCAAGCGGTTGCACAAGATGACGAAGGAGGAGTACGAGGAGGCCAAGGAATGGGTTGGCGTCTTCTTCAAGTTCGTCATGCCTGAGGATCGGACGCTGGATTCCCTGCTGGCTAAAGCAAAGCTGATGGTCAAGCGCTACGGGATGAAGGGTCTGATCATCGATCCCTACAACGAGATCACCCACACGCACAGGAAGGATGGCATCTCCGAGACGGAGTACATCTCTGACTTCTTGGCGCAGCTGCGCGGCTTCGCTCGAATGATGGGTATTCATATCTGGCTGGTGGCGCACCCTACCAAGTTGCAGAAGGGGATGGATGGGAAGTACCCAGTACCCACTGGCTATGACGTAGCTGGCTCGGCGCACTTCTTCAACAAGGCAGACAACATCATTGCGATCCACCGAGACAAGGGCGATCCAATGGCGTACTCAGAAGTGCACGTGCAGAAGATTCGCTCGAGGTGGTTAGGTCAGCTGGGTCACACCTTCCTCGAGTGGGACAAGTCGTCGGGTCGGTTCGCCATTCCTGCTGGGCAGGGGTCAGGATTCCTGAGATGAATTTGCAGCAGCTAGTTATCTACGCTTCAGTAAAGCTTTGGGAAAATCAAGCGGAAGAAGTTCGATTCTCAAACTACATGGACAAAGATGAGATTGAAGAAGCGCTTCAAATGCTTGCCAATATCCTGATCGCTTCTGGTCATACATATCCGGTGGATGATTGACCTACCGCAATCGCAAGCTGCTCGATCTGGCCAGAGGTCAGGCGTGTGTATGGTGTGGATGCGAGGACGGAACGATCGTGGCCGCGCACTCCAATCTCTTGGAGCACGGGAAGGGCAAGGGCTTGAAGGCGCACGATTCGATGCATGCTTGGCTGTGCTACCGGTGTCACACCGAGTATGACCAAGGCGCCAAGATGAACAGGGAAGAGAAGCGGGACTTCATCCTTGCTGCAATCTGCAAGACATACCAGAGGATGTGGGAGCAGGAGCTGATCAAAGTGAAAGGTTAAGGATGACAGTAATCGTGTGGGATGGGGAGACCCTCGCAGCTGACAAGCAAGCAACCGATGATGGGATCAGACGAACCATCACTAAGATCAGGCGAGTGGCAAAGGGAAAGAACAAGGGGCACTTGATGGGCGGCTCCGGTGCGGCGACTCAGGCCAACGTAATGATGGATTGGTACGCAGCCGGTGCCGTGCCTGATCATTTCCCGAGGTATCAGGACGACAACAATTTATCAGCAGTGCTAACTGTAGTAACGACCGAGGGATTGATACTTCGATACGAGTACACCCCGGTTCCGATCGTGTTTGAGGACGCGCAGTACTGCACCGGCTCTGGCAGAGACATCGCATACGGCGCGTTGCACATGGGGGCCAATGCCGTCGAAGCGGTGCAGGTCGTGAGCGAGTTCATGTCTGACTGCGGGATGGGCGTAGATGCCATTCGTCTACATGAGAAGAAGGCGAGGAAGAAATGAGCGCAGAGGTTTGGACTGATCAGCAAGAGGAGGCGCTCAACCCTGAGTTGCTTCTTTCCCACTGTGAAGAGATGGCAGAGATGCTCGACGAGGTAGAGGCATTGATCCGCGCATACCAAAAGACCAGCGACGCAAGGCTATTGGTTATTGCGTTGAACGTGATCGGAGCGGAGGACGAAGATGAATGAGATCGAGCGGTTAATGCAGGAGTACCGAGAGAAGGTGGCCGAGTACGCCAAGGCTAGAGCAAAGCGCACTTACATCGAAGAGTTCAAGAAATCTAAGCATGCGATTCTGATGCGACAAGCTGATCGAGATGGATTCAAAACGGTGGCAGCGCAGGATAGGGAAGCATTAGCCTCGGAAGAATACCTAGCACTGCTCGATGGATTGCAGGCGGCGGTCGAAGCGGAAGAGCGATTGCGGTACGACATGAAGTCAATCGAGATGCAGGCAGAAGTGTGGCGCACGTTGCGAGCTGACGAAAGATTTGAGAAGAAATCCTATGGGGCGTAAGGGTCTTCCGAATGCTCGGAGGTCAAGAGATCCACGCAAGGTACTGCTGGGCTCGAGGTCGGCAAGTCATCCAGCCTGAGGACACGGGCGTATGCCTTGACTGCACACCGGAGTTCAAGACGCAGATGCTGGAGGAGGGGTTATGCGATCACCCTGAGACTAGGTTTGTTCTGTGGAAGAACGGCTTCGAGAACGAGGTCGAGGTAGTCGGGGTGTCGAATCAAAGCAGGTTTTGGAAGCGCGTACAGCGAGGAGAATCTATTCTTAATTGGGGCGACAGTGAAGAAGAAGATTAACAGTAGAACAAAGGGCAAGGCAGGAGAGCGCGAGCTGATCGGTGAACTCAAGAGGGTGTTGCCTGAGCTGACCGATCAACTTGAGCGGAACCTTGAACAGACACGAGACGGTGGGTACGACATCTCAGGTCTCGATGGATGGGCACCAGAGGTTAAGCGCTACGCAAAGATCCTACCGGCTGACATCGAATCCTTCTGGGCACAGGCAGTCGTTCAAGCACGGAACGATCAGCGCCGCCCGGTCCTCTTCATGCGGGAAGACCGGAGAGAGTGGAGAGCTAGGGTCAGGCTGAATGATGTGCAGGATAGATGGGCTGGCGAGGATGGTCTGATCTGGACGGCGGAGGTGTCGATCGATGCGTTCGCTTGGATTTACAGGAGGGCCACATGAGGTACTGCACCACGTGCCAATCAACCAAGCCGGAAGAGGGTGGGTACAAGAAGCCCAACAGCATGAGGGGATGGACGTGCAAGAGCTGCCTAGAGCGGAAGACCCCCAGTATCTACAAGTCCAAGCGCAAGGCCACAGCCAAAGACATCGAGCGCCTGATGACTGCAATTCTTGCAAGGAGGATCTGACATGTTCCGCTCACCTGATCAGGCACTCGCCTTTGCTTTCCGTATGAGGTCAAGTGCGGTCATCAGTATCCCATCAGCTACATACATAGCCAACAAGACCGACAACGAGAGCACCAGTGATCGGCTGACGCAGTACGACTTGCATGCACAGGTGGGGATGATCTTTAACTTCCTAAGTAGGAGGCCAGAAGATGAACAGCTGTACGCCTTTTACTTGCACGGAACGATCAAGGAACGTCGCCTCGCTGCCGCGCTATTGATTAGAAAGAATGCCGACAGGCTGGGTAAATATGGGTTGTCAAGAAAACAGTTACGCGATGCGTTATTAGGGAAGTCGGTGCGCGATGTCAGTGAGCTGACGGGAATGACTCAGCATAAGGCATGGAAGTTCAGGAGAGAACTAGCTGAAGTCTTGGCACCGATACAGGATAGACTCATGGACGGTCTATGGGAGTGGCTAGATGCATCAAACACTACGCTAATGCAACAGTAGAATTTAGGTAGGATGAAGGGGTCGGTCAATCACCGACTACCCTTCTCCTTTCACAAGGACTTTCCCCGGGCTTAAATCACCCGGGGATTTTTTTATCCTTGCTGATTACGGATCTCAGCCCAGCGACGTATCGCTGACTCGCTCATCTTCTTGCGAGTCTCTTCCGACATTGCTCTGCCAAAGTTCCCATGTCGCTTGCGCTGAGGCTGTTCGTGCTGGGTCGCAGGCTTCGCCTTAACCTTGCGGCGTTTGCGATTAACCTTACCCGAGACGCCGAAGGTTCTTTCGTACAGCTCCGTCATTGCTAGCAGCTGATGACCGAATGTTCTGTACTCTTTCTCTGCTAGACGCGCAATGCGACGAAGGATTGGTTTGTCTATGTTGTTCACTGCTTGATCTCCTTATGCGTAGAAACGCGTTGAACTACCAAGTGAGCGGACTTTGTCAAACCAAACCTTAAGTAGTCCGTTGTCCTTGAGGTGGTGATAAATAAAGAACGATCGAAAGGATGTGCCATCGTTTGTTCGCGCCATTGCATTCGTGATTTTGTGCCACTCATCAACTGGGATCGATAGTGCGTCGTGGTACTGACCTGTGATGGCGGTGCGAATCATCAGCTCGTTGCCGCTATGAGTAAGGCCAATGGCGACATTCCTGCGGAAGAAGTTGAATGCCGCGTCTTTCCGCATGTCTTCTTCCATAATATTCTGTGTTGTGTAGTTGAACATCATGCTCGTGCTCCTTCTTTTGGTTGTTCAATACCGCCTAAGTCCAGCAGCACATCTTCCATGTCTACCCATAGATCGATGATGGTTTCTGCGGCCCAGTCTGGATCGTTGGCAACCTTGTCGCAGATTGCTTCCGATGAGTAGTGCTTGTCGCGCTCGTTGCCCAGCAGCTCATAGATAAAGTGAGATGCTTTCATTGGGTGATCAACTGCCCAGCGCAGCACACCGTCGTAGTCTTCTAGCATCAGGCTGTTGTAGCTTGAGCGAACTAAGCGGCGCATCTGCGAAGTGGTCAACGTGCCTAGTGCTGGTGCTACTGGGGACTTCTTGCGCAGCTTTGCCTTGGGCTTTGCCTTAGCTTTCGCCTTGGTGTAGTCCAACGCCAGCTGCTCACGGCGATCGATAGCATCCCACTCACGCCACGTAGGGCTCATTGCGTACTTGCTGTGGTCGTACTTTGGGTAGGACACAGGCGCAGGTGGAGTGCCATAACCAAACTTCCAAGGTGTCCAAGCGTAGGTGTTGGAGTACCACATGCCGTTGTGATCAATACCACTATTGCGATTCACGATAAAGCATTCGCCCTGCTGATTCATGAACGCAAACTTATTGTTGCCGCCGATGTGACCGCCGACCATCTTTAGGAAAGCTTCCTGCTTGATTAGATCTGGGTTAAGAGCAAGCAAAGGCTTCAGGTAGTCGTTGATGTAATGCCAAGTGTCGGACATCTTGGGGTTGGCATGATTGCCTGTGGCCAAGATGCCGTTGTGCGCCATCCACAGACCCGGTGTCACCTCGTATGGGTGGCAGTTCTCCATGTCGATGTCGCCGTGCGTCTTCATGCGGAAGTGAATGACTGCCTCGTGGCATGCGACCTTGTTGTAGTACAGATCTTCGATCTCGCTGAATGAGCCGACCATCTTGACAACGATCACCTCGCTACCAAGATTCACGATTGCGCCGAAACCGTCGGAGTTCTTGTTGTAGAAGTCTTGCAGTTGAGCCGACTCGAAGCATCCGTCTTTTGGTTGATGAATGAGAATACACATGGTTAGATTTCCTTTCTTTGGTTGATTGATATTGGTTATGCTGCTTGGCGTTCGTTGTCATGATTGGCGTCCAGTGCGAGATAGCTTCGCAAGAACTTTGTGTCTTCTCTGTTCTCACGCAGCAGGACAAACTTCTTAAACCCAATCGATGTGAAGTCTTGAATGGCAGTCACGCCCGGAGTGCAGAAGGCGAGCACGGCATTGCAGAACTCAAGTGCTGCCATGATTGACTCGTATCGCAGGGACCCACGGAAGATACGGAACTCAATGGTCTTGGCATTCTGAACATTGAGTGCTTCGTACCGCTCGCCCGTGTTCTTGTTGTGCGGTGAGAACTTAGCCATCTCATGCTTGATCCGGCAGTAACCGCCGCTGTACCGGCGAGCGATCGACCTGATCAACGCCTCGTTGCGGACGTCATTTAGGAACGACTGAACCCGGTAGATCTGGGACTGGGTGACGTACTCCCTACCCACGTGGACATGGAAGCCGCAGCGGCCACCCTCGTGTGAGCGCATGCCTCGCTTGACGTTGTTTTCATTCAAGAACAAGGCAAGCTTCTCTCGATGTACGTCGAGGCCAGCAGGTTGGGTGATCAGCTCGAAGCCAGTGCCGAGATTGAGCAGATCGTGGACTCGGCCAGCTGCAACGTATGCTTCGCCGGATACCACCTCGACCTCGAGTTCGCAGCCGAACGCACGACGATTGGAACGCAACCACTGAGAGTCAATGACATTGAATCCCTTGTTCTTGGAGCTGTGGTAGCTATCGATCAGTCCTTGATACGGAGACCAGCCTTCAACGTAGTAGATCTGGCGCCGCTCGTCGTACAAAATGCTGTGGTTGCGACGGTCATACGTGCGGGTAGTTTGTCCATGCGCGAATGCTGACACTGCGTGGCGAGACAGGATTAGCTCGCCGTTGTTATCGAAGGTTCTGACGCCGTTGTTGACTAGATCCTGAGAGCAGGCGTGGCACACCGTGCTGTGAGCGTAGACATCTTCGTCAGTACCCCTAAGAGTGTTGGTAACGGTAGTGAAGTGACCGCAGTCTGCTTTGTACACGCTGTGATTCCTTGCAACGGACATGATCCAATCGGATTGTTCTTGCGCGTCGAACTTGGGGAACCAGTCTTCGATCAGCTGCCTAGCGTTGAGACGATCTTCTCCTGTTCGGTCGCGTCTGATGTAATCTATTAAGAAATACATACGCAAGCAGCCCCGCTTATGGGTGCGCTCGTACTTATGCAGCCTGCTGTCCAGATCGGATAGGACTCCACCGTACTTCTCTGGATCTGTTGCAACCAGAGCGTCGATCAAACCAAGCCACTTGTTCTTGCCGATGTTCCTGCCACCGGTCATTGACACTGACTTGATCGTTCGCTTGAGAAGCAGATCGAGGAATACATCACGCCCGAAACCATTAGCATTAAGCTTCTGGCGAGCGTAGCTATACATGCTCGTCATAAAAATCTCCTTGTTGTTTGAAGAAGAAGAAGGCAACCGCCCTCTTCACTGAAAGTGAGAGGCGGGTGCCGCTCGTTGAGGAATGATGTCTTTGGGAAAGGGGAGGATGGTGTACTTGCCTACTGCGCCATCCTCTTTTGCTGCGCGATCGAGATCGTCAAACATACTTATGGACATATCTAGCGCATCGATAAGATGTTGGACTTGCTCATCAAGGTCATCCTTTAGTGCTTGGGAGTACCGCCATCGTTTGCCATATCTAAGACTTGCGTCGATACTGTCCAAGCGCCCTTGAATAATGGTTACATCCCAGCCCCATTCAGATTGCATGTACATTGCGATCTTCTTGGCAGTGGATCCGTGCCAAGGTCGGAGTGCATCTGTCCAACTCATCTTGCCCCCCTTGCTGCTTGGGCAATGCCGTGATCGATGTGGCCGGTCAGCCTGACTGCCCAGTTCTGGATCTCGTCAATCGTGTTGTCCGAGATGTTGTGGCCGTCCACGATCAAGTCCATCATGCCGCTCAGCGTTCCCGTCAGCTGTTCGCAGATAGCATTGGCTTCATCTGTTGAGGCTTTTCTTGCTAGCACCGCAATCATTCTTGTCAGGTGCATGCTCATTACGTAGCAGAGCACGATGTCTGCGTAGGTTTCGCCGTGTATAGCTCTGATTGACTCGACGCTCTCGTCGATCTTGGCTTTGGCTTCCTTGATCTTGGGGTGTGCGTTTGGATGGTTCATTCTCATTTGAAAATCCTCGGGTCGTATGGATCTCCTATCTCCTCGTAGTCCTGATGCATGAGGCGATAGCATTCGTGTAGCTCCTCGTCGCTTAGCTCGGTGGATTGCCAACCGGCGGGAACCCTTGGCGCCAAACACTCACGGCTGTCGGCTAGCTCTTCCGTTGTCCAGATCTCTTGCATTACGTCTTCCTTTCTTGATTGGTTTGAACCCATGCTTGGCAAAGGTCTTGCGGATGTCTGTATCTTTGGAGCTGGTGTACTTCCACTCAGCGTTCCAAACACAGGGGATTGGTGTGCGGTTGATCATCGGTACCTCCATTCTTCTTTCTTGATTTCCTTTGGTGCGAACTCGGCGATGCGTCCTGACCAACGAGCTGCTGCTTTATTGGTGCACTCTTCACACACCCATCGGGGAACCCGGCCTTGCTTGATGCTGCCGCCCTCCGATTTTCGGTGGCTGTAACAGGTAGCGCAGAAGCGGTGCTGATTCATTATCAATCTCCTAATATTCAGAGGGAACCATAAGCACCCAGCGGTTGCCATCCCACCGTGCAAAGAAGGTGACCTCGGGATCGGGGTAGTCGGTGTACTGGACTTTCTCGGTAGCGAAGACGTTGCCGTTGCCGTCGTCCAGCGTTAGCACGCCCTTGCTGTCATTCACAGTGAGCTTGGCTACTGCGAAGTAGTCTTCTTTATGTCGCGATTTGTGTCGCAATTGAGCGGCAATCGCGTCAAGCAACCAGAACGCACCGGCTTTTTTAGCCACGTGGATAGCGCCATCGGTTGCGACATCGGGGAACAGGCCGAACCGGTGGTATGCATCGGTGCCTGTGAAGTGAGAGGTATCAATCATGTTGTTATGTCCTTTTCTTGAATCCAATAAATGTACCCACGCCCGTCATCTGTATCTTTCAAGCGGCGCAGTGCAGACTCAGCTAGTACTTTGTCGATGAATATGTTTTCGATCCACGGTTTTTCGGTGTCGCTACACCAAAGTAACCAGACATGTTTCATTTCAATCTCCTGTGCAGAATTGAGAAGAGGACCATCCCCTTCACCGACAGGTGAGGGGTGGGACTCTGGTGGTTGATGAGGGGTGGAGCTGGGGCGTTGCGCGGTTTGGAACTGCTCATACATCTCTCGATCGACCTTCAGCCAGATGGAGTCTTCGAACTCTTCCATCACCTCAGAGTCCGCAAGCATGTCAAAGGCTAGCTCTATTACTTCATAGTCGTTCATAGGTTTCTCCTTGAGTTGTCGTTTATCAGAGGGTTATTCAAAGTCTTTGCTCACAACATAGGAGTTCAGTCGCAGTCCATCACACACATCTTTTGGCAGGGCAAAGGTGCCGTCGTAGTCGGTAAGCTGGATGCGACCGTCTTCGGTGCGTTCAAACCAGAGTCCGCCGCCGCTGTTATCTCCGTAGTCTTCGTGTTCGAAGTATCCATACAGAGCTTGATCATCCACTCCTATCTCGTACTTCCCTGAGTTGAAGGTATTGCTGAAGTCATAGTCCTTACTCATAAAATTTCCTTTCAGTTGTCGCTTGCGCCACAGCACGGAACGATTAGACGACTGACTATCTGCTGGGCAAGAGTCGGTGGTGTCTTGGAGAGAAAGCATCAATCCTCCTGACGATCAGCCAGTGGACGTAGCTTCATCCATTGGTCGTAAATAACTTCTGGATCTCCTGTTGCGATTGCATCGCCAATACGATGCAGTGCTATCTTGTGCTGCTCAATCACCCAGTCTTTAATCCGGATGCGACTTTCTAATACCAGTCGATCGTTCTCGTTCATGTTGCCTCCTTGTATCGTTCGTGGATCAGTTGGATCAGTTCAGGGTCACGGTATGGGTAGTTGTCGGGGATCTTCAGGTTGATGATTGGCTTATCCAATGTCAGATCCATGAGCTTGTTTCTGACAGAGATGGCGTGTTCTGTATCAGCGCAGACGATCTCGTCAGCCCAAAGCAGGAGATCCTCAGTCACTGGAATCAAGGTAAACCCAGCTGTGCCTGCGCTTCGGGTGTTGAAGTTGTACGGATCCGCGCTCAACACATGAGCGATCGTCGGAGACCGCAGCATGTTGGCCGAGCACACGGTGAGCACACGCTTGTAGTCACCTTGATAATCGTTGGAGAAGATGCCGTAGCTCATGTTGCCTCCTTGGTAAGTGGTTTGAACATACTGCCGTCCCAAACGCCGACAACCAATGGCGCCAACGACCAGAACATTGCAGCGATAAATGCATACGGCTCAGTGATTCTTAGAGCGCCGCACAGTAGGAAGACCACAGCGAATGTGACTAGGCTGATGGCCAGAGAAAGGGTAGTTATCAACAAAGCAAACAGGTTGTTCACTTGACCTCCGGGAAATCTGGATTGGTTGCACGGGAATATCGGAAGCTGGCTGTCCTGCCGCTCCGAAGTTTTTGTAAAGCCGAGGCTCCGAAGAACCCCGGCTCCGTTTAACTAATGAAGTATCAGCGAGACTGATATTCCGAGTCAATATCAAACGGCTTGATGATGCGAAAGCCTGCGTATACGCCACAGAAGACTCCGAACATTGCAGCAGCGAACATCGTCCACGCTGAGATGAGATTGTTCATGCCGCATTGGATGGCAAGAACGTAAATGAGGACTGACATAGCGAGCATTGCGATAGATTCGATACGGTTCATGGTGATCTCCTAGTCAAAGAATCCGATGCATGCGATGCCGATCAGGACAACGCAGAAGGTAAGGACGATGGCTTCGAACATGC